GGCCATCGCTAGCTCTATCTCTACTGGGCCACGCATCGTCAACTTGTTCTCTCAGCTGCTGCCCCGCTTTGCAGAGTTTTGGCATTACAACCCTAGAGCAGCCTTGAGGTCGTCAAGATTTAATCCGACTGATGCTAGTTTTTCAGCAACGGTTGGCTCTGCAGGTTCAATCGGATTATGTGTGTCTAATGCTTTTTGTGCTTCTTGTTTTGTGCAATCACCAGTAATAGTCAATTTTCCGTCCACAATAGAAAGTGTCCAACCTGTTTCTTTAAGAAAAATATCACTATTAAGATATTTTGATGGAATATTGAAGATGTGCATGGACTACGCTCCTAAAAATGTAATTGAAAACGATGCATCCGTACAGACTTTGCTGGCTGCGTTTGCAACTAACGCTGCTTCTAAATAATCCGCGGCAGCACAGTCAATAACGAACGATGCGCTATGGATTAGGGTATTACCAGCCGTATTAACATGCTGTTGTAAGGAAGAACCATTTAGACCGCGGCTGCTTATGTTGGCACCATTTTTCAAAAGTCTTATAGTTGTATCAGTTCCAGTAGTAACGCAAGCTACGATTTCTACCAGATATTTTCCACCGTAACCTGCTGGAATAGTCATGCGTGATGTGTTCGTGCTATTGTCATGAAAGGTGTTGGTATCCCAAGCTTCATTGGTGAAAGTCAAAATTGTATTTACACCAGAAGTTAAATTTTGTGAGCTGAAAAAATAAGCCATACACCCGACATAAGATGGAGATGAAGCCGCAGCCCACTTGAGTCCTGTCGCCGTACTTGAGTCCACGGTGAGAACTTGATTAGCACTACCAACAGCTAAACGGCTAAATGTGTCTGCACCTGTTCCTACAACTAAATCGCCTTTAGCGTCAATCGCTGTCGCCATTGAGTTTGTAATAGTTACGTCACCTGACGTGCCACCGCCGCTAATACCTGTACCAGCAGTCACGCCAGTAATGTCGCCTGTTGAACCAACAGATACCCATGCGCTGCCGTTGTATACCTCGACGCTATTGGTATCGTCGAGGTAGCTCATCATGCCTTCGGCTAGGACACCAGATAAAGCTGTGGTGCGTGCTGTTGCATTCGCAAAGCGCATAACCGCTTGCTCTTGAAGATAAGTATTAACCTGGGCTGCCGTAAGCACGTCACCCGTGTTAAACAGCTTATATCCTGCACCTGCCATTGTGTCTCCTTAGTAGCTTAAGACGTCCTCGCCTAGTATACCGCTTACCGTGCTATTTAACACGAAGCCAGCTAACAAAGGCTCAGAAGTGAATAGGGTTGTGTTCCAGCTTGATTTAGTAATGTCATGGTGAATGGCGTTGACCAGGCTGGGCTGGGTTACGCTCGTCGAGCCTGGCATGGTCTTAGTAACCGTGATGCCGTCGAGTAGGTCAATGTCGACCCCAGCTAAAGGCTTATTGGGATTGGTATCGTCGTAAAGGTTTAGTTGAATGCTGTCTATTCGAACTTCTGGGTCCTTACGGGTAGCCAGGATGCCTTTAGCCTGATTGAGAGCTTCTGCGTCTGTCTGGACTAAAATGCCGTCACGGATGCCTGAATGCAGGAAGTAAGTATCTATTGAGCTTTGGTCGAATGCGTTTTGTGCCGTGCCACCCGCACGGGTAACTGTAACGTCGTTAATGAGGTTGGTATCGTCGAAGGCTACAACTGCATTCGTGTATGAGATATTCGTGCCAGTATCGCTAAAGGTATAGATAGAAGTAGCTGGTCGTGAGATGAGCGTGTTACGGTCAACGAAATTAACCTTAGACTCACCGTCTATAAAGATGCCGCCGAACTCGCTATTCTCGACCGTCTGTAATGCCTCTAGAACGTTCCTAGAGGTGCCTGGGTCCGCTTGTAAGGTACTTTCCCCAGTATCTATGTTTCGAAGGCTTACAGGCCAATCTACGGCGTTTAGAAGGGCATCTACGCGGGCACCTGAGAGCTGACCTGCTGGAGCACCTGCGACCGTGCTAATAGCCGAACCTGCGAGCAGTTTGAATGCGTCCACGCATTTCAAATTCACCGTACTGAGGTTTTCATTTCCTTGCCTAAAGCCTGTGTCGTAATCTGTGATGTAGCCAGAGAATAGATAATAATCTTCGCCTAGATAGGTAGCATAAATAATAATCTGGCGAAGCGGCAATAAATTCGGGTAATAAGCCCCAGCTGGATTCATCGGATTCCAGTCGCCGTTTTGGTCATAAAGTACGACGTCTGCGCTACCGAACTCGAACTTTGAAGTAATGCGGTTACGACCACGACGAATAGATACGCGGGTTACAAGGTCTGTAATCTCAACGGGAAGCGTGCCAGAGCCTAAACGGTTAGTACCTAAAATACCTTCGGTAGCAGAACCCAAAATAAGCGGGTCCGTCTCAAAAGCGGTATCGCTATCGAAGTCTACGAATACACGCAGCGTAGGAGCTGCCATTAGATAGCCACACTACTTAGCAATAGGTCTTGTCCTGCGCGTTGGTGCCTGTAAAGGTTATCTAAAATGGTGTCGGTGAGGTCTTGCTCAGCAATTACGGAGCCTTCGACGTTAACAGTTACTTCTATTGTGCCACCTGATTCGGCCAGTAACGATTCTGCCAATAAAAGTTCAGCATCGGCTAAAGCCAAATTTGCTTCTGCCGCGTTTTCGACGGCCGCTACAACCAACGGATTTCCTGCTGTAAAGTCTTTCCATACTTCACCAGAAAGCGCCTGACCTGTATTAGCCATCGTTTGATTTTGATTCATGAGCTGCCCGTTTATGTAGACATTGTTGGCATCTATGTCCATACGTTCTAATGTAGTGACCGTCATCGTCTTTTGGTCTAGCTTAAGACCTTTCTCAGCGAATAGCGTCTCAATTGGTACGTTTATCTTTAATTGCTTCAAAAGCTCTTGAATGCGTGAGATTGTGCCAGGCCAGTCTGCGAATGGGTCGCCCACCATCGTATCTAAGCTATCCAACAAGGTAGCTAGGTCCATAGAAGCTTTTTGTGCGTTAATGAGTTGGCCTTCTAGGATGATTGCACGCTTAACGTCTTCGTCTAGTAAAGCTTGCATAAGTTCAAGTCTTAGACGTTCTTCTTCATTGACTGCACGGCCTAGAGCCGCAGCGATGCCGATACGTTCTAAATCAAATCGCTTAGCGATTTCGCCTAGTATGCCTTCTTCCTTCTTTTTCTTGTTCAAGGCTTCCTGGCTTTTAACTTGCTTCTTCGTCAACGCTAATAATTCCTTAGCGCGCTTAGCTGCGTCTGATTCAGCTTTAGCTCGAGCGCGGTCTATCTTTACTTGAGCATCTGTTGAACCTGAAACGCTCATCGGAGTCTGGAAAGGCTTAGGTTTTACCTTACCCATTTGAGTAATCGCAGACCACGGTGCGAATGGGTCCACGTTTCTGAAGAACTCAAATACAGTCGTACCGTAAGTGCGTAAATCAGAAAAGGCTGCAATCAGGTTAGCGATTCCGCGTGTCGTGTTAGCAATGCTGTCGCCGAAGCCATCCATCACCTTAACGCCGCCACCTATACCTTTATCACCTTGTAAAATGGTGAAAGCGTCTACTAAGCCTTGTCCTACGGTTTCTTGCATATTGGCATACGCAATATTGAGAACCGCGACCTTACCGCTGTAAGTATCTAGGTAAGCTGCGTTTTGGCCTGAAAATTGTTTAGCCAATAGCGTCTGGATTTCTGCGAAATTAGCAGTTTGTAGTTCTGCACGCGTTAAACCGATATTGTATTTAGCAAGGCTGCGCGTATTTCCTACATAAGCCTTGCTTAAATCGGCAGCGACAGTAGTTACGTCTTGTCCCGCACCTGCCGCAACTTCTAACGCAAGGCCTAGTAACTCTTGCGCTTTAGTAACTGAGCCTGTCGTGGTCAACAACGACTGGAAAGCTGGACGCAACTTATCATCCAGAACACCGCTAGCACGTTCTAAATCCGCTATGTAAGCGGTCACGCGTGAGTCTTCGAAGGCTAAGCCTAAGTTACCTAGAGTCTGTGTAAGTCGTGTAGCTGCGCGCTCGTCTTCTTCAAATGCTCTTACCGATGCTTTACCGAATTGGACTACTTCACGAACGGAAAGAACGCCGACTAAAGTTTTACCTAAACTCTTAAGATTGCGCTGTAATGAAGTTGTGGCTTTGTCGGCTTGCTTAAAACCTTTATCTTTAAATTCGGACGCTATGTCAATACGAATAGCCATTATGCGGCCTTTCTCGTTGAAGTGCGTTGCCTAAAAGCCGTAGAAGCTTTCTGAATGGCTTTCATAACTGAGTCTAAAGCCTTGCCGCTATTATCCGCGTAAGCTGCATAAAGAATGCGACCACGACCGCGGCTGAACTTGTCGTATTGCTTTAGTGGACCAATACCATTCATCGCACCTACAAATATGCGTCCCGCATTCGGGTTATTGCTCTGTCCTATGTTCTTGGAACTTTGTCCGTAGTTACGTCCAGCTTTTTGTACGCGTCCACCAGGATTAACACGACCTGCCCATTCGGCAATAGCACCAGCGGCATCGCTGTTAAATAATGAATACAAAGCTGAAAAGCCTTGACGGTTACGCTTTGTTGCGCCCATCTTGTATGTGATGCCGCGGCGTATCATCGTAGAGTCAAATTTAGGAAACTCTCTAGCCTTTGAGGTTCGGCTATTAACTTCTGCGCCTGTGTCTGCCCAGTTGTATAAATTTCCAGGTGGGACACCAGGCACCTTATTACGGGCTGCGTCGCGTACTTCTTTTAGGGCTATGCGAATTTCGGCGTCCATTTGAGCGCGCAGGTCAGGCGCGAACTTCTTGAGAGCTCTTTTAAGCTCTGGCACGCCTTCGACCACGACTGGCATTTTCCCGCTCTTTCGCCTGTTGTTTCAAAACCTCGTAAAAGGCTTTGAGTAAATCTAAATCCATGTTAATAAACTCGCTAGGCGCGATACCCGTATGTACCGAAAGCTGGGCTACTCGATACGTAAAGCTATCGCGCGTTAGCCATTTGGGTAGTTATCCGCCAAAACCTCGACGGCTTGCAGAGTCTCCAGAAACGCTAGGCCAAAAGGCTTAACGTCTGGAGCATCTGCGCGGCGTAAACATTCCCAGGCTAGCCAGTAAATATGTTCCTGTTTCTCATCTTCCCTAAAAGCTTTGTGAAAGCCTTTACGAAATTGTTGTTCGAAAGCGTACTCGATGGCTGGGGTAAGCTGGTGCGTACTCTCAGTTCCATCTGCCCTAGTAATTTTCAAGCTAGCCATGATGCCCCTTATCTAATTTTTACCAGGTGCCTGAGTCGGCAACTGTTACTGCTGAGTTTACTGTAAACGTAATGTCCATAGTGGCCATATCGCCTGTAGCACCGTTAATTGGTGTTAGGTTGTTTACAAGCAAGTCGCCAGTCCAGAGCTTGTTGGTCGCTGATACAGCGGCTACTTTGTCTTGGATTAGCTTCCATGCGACAGTAGTACCGTAAGCATCTGACAATGTATCAAGTACGGAAGTCGCTGCCTGGTCGTTCAAAAACGACACGGTGATAGTTGCGGACTCTAGTCCTTTTACGAATTTGTGAGCTGTGTCACCCATCGCAGTAACTTCGAGTTCATCGAATGCTTGATTAAGTGTGACAGAGGTCACATGGTCGGACAAGTCTACAGAAGCAATCTTAAGTCCGACTTTGTTGTTTAGCGTAATCGCCATGATTACTCCTCATCTTTCTTGGGTTGTTTTGTTTCTTTCTTTTCAGCGGGCTTTACTTGACCGATTTTGGCAAGGAAAGCTTCGCGTTCTTTGTCTACCTCAGCCATGTTAGCTCCAATCTGATAGAACGCTGATAGTTACCTCGCCTGAGAGAAGCTCTCCCGCTGTACCTTGCAGCACAGCTGGCGCGGTAAAAGTTCCTAGTGAATAAGCCAGATTAGACGCTTCTAGCTTATTGACGATGTTTAAGTAAAAGTCTTCAATGTTAATAAGGTTGCCTTGATTGTCGAACATAGGCGCAAGAACAATAAGTTTGAAGTTCACCTTAGGTTTTACAGTTTTGTAATGGTCATTAGAAGGCTCTATGTATGGGTCGCCTGGCTCTACTACGATTGAGTTAGCGAGCGGCGTGGCAGGTGGGAAGGAAAACACCTGCCAGGCCGTATTGTCACTTAGAGCAGCCGCGATTGTCCCACGAAGGGTAGAGATTGCCGACATTACCCGACCTGACCGCCTGGTGCTAAGTGGTCCGCAAGTAACCCGCGTACACGGGCCATAAGCGTATTACCCATACGATAGGGCGAAGGCTGGAAGTCTGGCGATATGCCACCTGCGTTAGAAGCTTGGCGTGCTTGCCAGATGTCAACGGCAATCATAAGCGAAGCTTCATTAACTTCTGGCAGGGTTTCGTAATCTATGTGTGTTGTACCGTAAACAGTTCCCCACGGTACTAAATCATTCTTTACTTCTGCTGTAGCGTTATTAACTGTGTAACTTACTGAAAAATCTGTGCGAGCAGTAACAGTCTTAGAACCGTTATATTTTGCTCCGCAATTTTCGACCGTAATGGTCTGACCTACAATAAAATCGTGTTGGACTGGCGTATAAATTGTCGCAGTCGTGGTTGTGCTTTCATGAGCACTAACTGAATATTTGTTATACCAGAGTTTAGCTTTTACGATGTTCTCAGCAGCCTGGCAGCATTCTTCAACTACGGCCGATGAGTATAAAGCACCAATACCTAGAGCAGCACGAAGTTCCGCTTCTGTTACGAATGTGGCTGGCATTGGTTTCCTTTCTAATGTTAGCCCCAGCGGCTAGGGCTGAGCCGCTGGGGTAACTCGACTACTTACTAGGAGAGGTTGAACTTACGAACACCCTTACCGCTCTTTGCAACGTAAATTGCAAGGTAGCCGTAGAGGTTGATTTCGACTTCGCCTGAGGTAAGAACGTTAACGCGAAGGTTGGTTGTTGGGGACTCCCAGACATAAACCGAACCTGGTGCGATGAGGTATGCAGAGTTATCTACGATACCTGTGGTTGGAATGTTGTGGTCTACGATGAGGTCGGTACCAAGAACATTACCGCGAACAGAAGTAGGTGTTACCTGTCCTGCTGCGTTGTATTGTGGTGAAGCTACAGCGTATAGAGGACGTTTTGCGTCATCGGTGTAGCTCATGATGGATGCCCATTGGTCTGTGGATGCTACAAGCTTGTTAGCGAAATCTCCGCCAGTTCCCTTGTATGCAGCAGCAGCTTCAGTTGAAATGAAGCTCTGTAGACCAGCTGCGGTTGCAGCTACACCAGTAGCGGTTGTTCCGTTCGTGGTGAATGCGCTAAGAAGTGCTACGTCTGTAGCAGCTTCGTACGCTTTGCGAAGTTCAGTCATCAAAAGCTCCATGAAGCTTGGGCTGGAGCGGTCGATGAGCTCAAAACTTACGCGATTTAGACCTGAGAACTTCTCAACAGTTACGGTGTCGTAAGCTGAGGTCATGCCTGTTTCGGATGGTGCTGAGCCTTCGTTGGTGTCTGCAACTGTTGGTGCAACGTTAGGAGTTGCAGCGTTGGTGTAGAGACGTGGAACGGTGAAGCTCATGCCTTCGGCGATTAGCGCCTGGCGTGTTACAGCTTCGAATGCTGGACGACCTGTGAAGGTGTCGGTGATGAAAGTGTTTAGGTGCTGAGGAAGTGTCAGACCTGTGTTTGTGCTTGTTGAGTCATCTGCTGCGCGTACGAGCTGGCGTGCATTGTCATCACCGAGAGCTGCCTTAATGTTAGCTTCGAGATATTGTGCGCCAGTCATAGGAGCGATGCGTGGTTGTGCATACACGCGTGG